ATTTTATTATGGCTAAGAAACTAGAAGTAGTTCAAAACGGAAACTTTAGTAATGGTGATCCGGTTTATCAGATTGGCAGCACTAATGCGGATGGTGAGCTTGAAATATCAGTCTTTGATTTAATGACAGAAGCTGAGGCTAAAGCAAAGCTTAAAAGCATGGGTGGTTCTTCGTCTTCTTCTAAAAAAAAAGAAGTAGTTGAGGAAGTAGAAGAAACGTCTAAAGCTGAACTGAACCAGATGACAAAGATTCAACTAGAAGACTTTGCTCGTGAGTTTGGTGTTGAGCTAGATCGCAGGGAAAAAAAAGAAACTCTCGTGAAGCAGGCTTACAAGGCCCAGTTTGATGGCTAGAAATTATCGTTCTGAGTATGCTAATTACCACTCAAAGCCTAAGCAGAAAAAAGATAGAGCTGGAAGAAATGCGGCTCGTAATACTTTAAAGTCTAAAGGCAGAGTAAGTAAAGGCGACAAAAAGGATGTCCATCATAGAGATGGCAATCCTAGAAATAACTCTGCGTCTAACTTAGTGGTGACATCTCAAACCACTAATCGTAAACGCACCTTGAAGAAAGGTGGCGCTACTAAAAAGAAAGACATGGGGATAAAAACCTCTGTTAAGTCAGGCAACTTTCGAGCAACCAAGAAAGGTGCAGGGATGACAGAAAAAGGCGTAAAAGCTTACAGGAAGGCTAACCCCGGCAGTAAATTAAAGACCGCTGTTACAGAAAAGAAACCCTCAAAGGCTAATGCAAAAAGACGAAAGTCCTATTGCGCTCGCTCTGAAGGACAAATGAAAAAGTTTCCTAAAGCAGCAAAAGACCCTAACAGTCGTTTGCGTCAAGCTAGGAAACGATGGAGATGTCGTTAACATTTAGAGGTGAGTTATGGCTGACAAGAACTGGATACAAAAAGCAATTAAAAATCCGGGTAGTTTGCGAAAGAAGGCTGGCGTTAAAAAAGGAGAAGACATTAGTAAGAAGGAGCTAAATAAGCTTTCTAAGTCTCGCAACAAGACTACTCGCCGACAGGCGAACCTTGCCAAGACGTTAAGCAAGATGAATACTGGCGGCAAAGCACGAGGCTGCGGTATGGCTGTTAGAGGCACAAGCAAAGCGAGGAATGTATAGCGATGAAAGGTAAAGAGAAAGTGGGTTATGTTATGAAAGAGTTTAAAGACGGAAAGCTAAAGTCTAGCTCTGGAAAGAAAGTCACTGATCGAAACCAAGCGATGGCTATTGCTATGAGCGAGGCTGGCATCAACAAAAAAATGTTTACTGGAGACAGAGGCGGTGACGGCAAAGCGGTTCAGGGACAAACGCGAGGTAGAATTGTCTAATGGCGACTAGCGGAACTTATACCTTTAATCTTGATTTAGGCGAGATTATGGAAGAGGCGTATGAGCGTTGTGGCTTGGAACTGCGTTCTGGTTACGATTACAAGACAGCTCGAAGAAGTCTTAACCTGTTGATGCTTGATTGGCAGAACAGAGGCTTGAGCCTGTGGACAGTTAAGAACGCCGAATTAACTCTTACGCCCGGAACTGGTGCTTATGCTTTACCTTCTGATCGTATAGATATAGTTGAAGCCTTTATGAGAACTAATGCGGGAGACTCTAGCAAGCAGTCAGACCTGACTATGCAGCGTATGTCGATTGCTACTTATTCTCAGCAAACGAACAAGCTTCTTCAAGGGCGACCTATTCAATATTGGGTAGAAAGAGCGCCTAGTGGAATTACAATTAACGTGTGGCCTGTTCCTGACTCATCTCAGACTTGGACGTTTGGTTACTACTACATGGAAAGAATACAGGATACTGGCTCGCCAGCTTCTTTGGAAATGAGTATTCCTCCTACGTTCTTAACTTGTTTGACCGCTGGCTTGGCTTACATGATTGCAATGAAAAGACCTCAAGCTGAAAACCGAATACCTATGTTAAAAGAGATATACGAAGAACAGTGGACTATGGCTTCTGACTCTGCAAGAGATAAAGCGTCTTATGACGTTGTTCCCGGCGGCTATCAGTATCTATGAGCAATTACGCCAGCGGTAAACATGCTTTTGGTTTTTGTGACCGAACAGGTTTCCGGTACAAGTTAAAAGACCTTGTTCCCCAGATAGAGGCTGGAAGACCTAACGGTATGTTAGTAGGTCGAGATGTAGTTGATAAAGACAATCCTCAGTTACAACTGGGGTTGATTAATATGTCTGACCCGCAAGCGTTAAGAAATCCAAGACCCGATGGGGGATTTTTTCAAAGTAGAGAGCTTTCTGCTTGGAACCCTGTGGGTGGTGGAAACACAGCAATGGGAAGTCGTACTGTTGGTCTTGATTGCTCTGGTCATGTGGGAAGAGTTACGGTAGAGATTATTCCTGTTTCTGCAACGGTAAGTGTGACTGGGGTTTCTTCAACAACCAACCTTGGCAACATTTCTGTAGAAACTAACGAAGTTGATGTGACGGCAAATGTTACTGGAGTAGCAGGAACTGGAGCTGTGGGTGATGTGACTCCTGTCTCTGACACGTTTGCAGTAACAGTTTCTAATCCGGGCAGTGGTAACAAGTATTACATTGATGGCGTTCAACAGGCTACGGTTAGTCTTACTGAAGGAAACACCTATCGTTTTGACCAGTCAGATTCTACTAATGGAACTCATCCTTTACGTTTTTCTACAATAAGCGATGGTACTTGGGGTGGTGGTTCTGAATACACCACTGGCGTGGTAACTGTAGGTAGTCCGGGTTCGGCTGGAGCTTACACGCAGATAACAGTGGCGTTTGGAGCGCCTACACTTTATTACTATTGTTCTAATCATAGCGGCATGGGAGGACAGGCAAATACGCCTTCTTAGTTATGGCAGTTAAAAAGAAATCTCCAGCAAAGAAAAAAGCAAAGTCTCGCGTCAATGAGGCGGGTAACTATACCAAGCCTACGATGCGTAAAAATCTTTTTGGCAGGATTAAAGCGGGATCAAAAGGCGGTAAGCCCGGACAGTGGTCTGCTCGTAAAGCTCAAATGTTAGCTAAGCAGTATAAGGACAAAGGTGGAGGCTATAAGTAATGGCGCTTAAAAAACCTCAACGATCTTTAAAGAAGTGGACGCAACAGAAATGGAAAACCAAATCGGGTAAGCCTAGCGCAAAGACTGGCGAAAGGTATCTACCGAGTAGTGCAATAAAGTCGTTATCTCCTCAAGAATATGCAGCGACTACCCGAAAGAAAAGAAAAGACAGCAAGGCTGGAAAGCAGCATTCTCCACAACCTAAACGAATTGCCCGAAAAACGGCTAGGCACAGATAATGGCTTTTACTTTTACTACATTAAAGACAGCTATACAGGATTACTTGGAGACTACTGAGACTACCTTTGTAAGCAACTTGCCTACAATTATTACTCAGGCAGAACAAAGAATTCTTAGAACCTGTCAAATACCTGATCTGCGTAAAAATGAAACAGGCACGTTAAGTCAGGGTAACGCTTATTTAACGATGCCTACTGGATTTTTAGCTTCTTATTCTTTGGCGATAGATAACTCAGGTTATGAGTATCTTATTTTTAAAGACGTAAACTTTATGCGTGAAGCGTATCCGGTAGAAGCGACTCAGGGAATCCCTAAGTATTACAGTATATTTGATGACACAAGATTTATAGTAGGGCCAACGCCTGATTCTAATTATGCGGTAGAGCTGCATTTTATGTACGAGCCAGAGTCAATTACTACGTCTGCTAGTGGAGAGAGCTGGTTAGGCTCTAATGCTGAGAATGCTTTGTTGTATGCCTGTTTGGTTGAAGGTTATACCTTTCTAAAAGGTGAGCCAGATCAAATGCAGTGGTATAACGCAAAGTATGAAGATGCAGTTTCTCGTCTGAAGTCTTTGGGAGAAGGTTACGATACCACTGATGCGTTTAGATCAGGCGCAGTTAGGAGTGTAAGAATCTAATGTTTACCGTTGATATTAAAACAGAGGTTGGCGATGTTGGGGTTCAGACTACACATAATCGTGGTTTTACTCCTGAAGAACTTTCTGTAGATTGTTCTAATAAAATAATCTCAGTCTCTCAAAGTGCTGACCCTGTATTAAGGCAACAAGCAGAAGCTTTTAAATCTCAAATTCAACAAATTGTTTTATATTACATGAAGCAATCTGCAAAAAGTGAGCGAACAACTATCTATAATCTTTTACTCAATGCCGGGGAAGCTTCTTTGGCA